CAGATGGATATAGACGACCTCTCTTTTCTGCCCCGGTCTGTGAATTCTCGCCCTCGATTGCTCATAGTCTCCGAGACTGAATCCGAGTGAGTAATAGATGCAGTACCTCGCACGGACCAGCGAGATCCCCAGACCGCCGGACTGAATCTGGACCACGATCGAGTTGTATTTTCCGTCCTGCCAGTCCTTCAGTTCATTTGCCGATCCCGACAGCTCCGCACAGGACCTCCCGGCCTTCTCGAAAGTTTTCTTGATCGTCGCGATGTCGTGCCGAAATCTCGCAAACACCGTGATCGGTTCTTCAATCTCAATATCCTCGATGATGTCTGCCAGGAGATCTGCTTTGGAAGTGTCAATTTCGACTTCTTCTTTCTCATCGGTTCTCACATATCCCGAAGTGACCTGCTGAAGTCTAAGAAGTCTGGTGAGTGCGTTTGCGGCTGTAACCTCGCCCTTGTCTACATCGGTCCAGAAAATTTCTTCCAGCTCCCGATATACTTTCATTGCTTTGGGGGTAAGCTCGGCCTTCCGGTAGATGTCGATGTACTCGGGCAGCTCGATCACGGACTTGTCGGCTTTGTACGCGATCGAGTAGAATTTTCTGTTCATCTCATCTTCGTTCGCCCATCCGATGATTTCGTGACCCTGAAACCCTCCCATGATCACGTATCTCTTCTTGAACGCCACAAACGAAGTCCCGAAGATCCCCGAATCGAGGAATCTGTACTGAGAATAAATATCGATCGGACTGTGGGGCATTGGAGTGCCTGTGAGCGCCAGTCTGTACTTTGCGGTACGTCCAAGCCTTGCGGCGAACTTTCCGATCTGCGATCCAGGGGTTTTGATTCTGTGTGACTCATCGAGAATCACGAGATCGAACTCCTGCTTCATCGCCCATTCACCGAACGGTTTGCGCCATGCTGATTCGTAGTTGATAATCACTATCGCCTGCTGTCCTTTGATTCTCGCGATCTGCAAGAACTCTTTCGCCTTGATCGTCTTTTTCTCGACTGTTCCCTTCTCAGATGTGAGATCCAGACAGACAATATCCCGGGTCAATGGACTATGAATCTTGAACTGATCGGGCCATACTGCCCCGACACTCTTCGGGCAAAGAATCAAAGTCTGTTTGTGGTTGCGGTTGACTACCAGATCCACGGCGACCTTCGACTTTCCGGTCCCCATGCTCATTGCCAGCATCGCCGCCCTGAGATCCTTCGCGAACCAGAACGCCTGTTTCTGGTGTCTCCACGCCTTTGTGAAACTCACAGGTACATCGGGAAGATCAATCGCGTCTTTCAGGGACTGGTTTCTAACTACTGCGTCGGCAGCGTTGAGAAGATTCATGAAGTCGAGATCGTACGAGAGGTCTTTGAAGGTGTCGTGGATTCTCTTTGCCGTGGCGGGGGTGGCCGGATAGATCCATCTTCTAAGTCCTGGACTCCATCTGCCGCCGGGAATCAACTTGCAATCCTGATATTCTGAATAGTTCGTTGCGAGTCCTATCTTTCCGTCCTTGACAATAACGTTGCTCATAAGATCACCTCTGTGCTATAATTTCTTTGAAGTCTTACATAGGCCGCTCTGGGAAGCGGCCTTTTTTATACATGAATATGTGGCTTGTAAATACTCTCCAAGTCCTCAACTTCTTCAGCTTTCATCGAAATCAGTTCCATGTAAGTTGCTTTCTCGATGGGATCTTCCGTTTCCTTCTCTCTGTCTATGAGGTCCTGAATCTCTTCTCGAAGTTCTTCAATTTCTTCGTGAATAGTCATACCGCAACAGGCTTCGCGCTGGTTCGGTAAAGATTCCCATTGATGTACCAGTGGGCATTTATGCCCTCACCTATTGCTTTCTGGTAAGCCTGTGAAGCCTCTTGCGTGGAATACCCATCGTAAAGTGGATACTCGAAACTGATGATTTCATGGTGTGGCCTTCTGGTTTCTTCCTGCCAGTCATAAGCGTTTGGTCTCATTTCTTCCCTCCCTATGCAACCCAAAGTTGCATTTGATCTCTGTTTTCCTTCACTCCTGGTTCGAGAATTTGATTCTCAATTCTCGAAATGTAGATTACTTTGTGGGCGTTCGCGAGAACTCTATCAATCTGTGCGTCTTGAACACCGTCAATCTTTTCAACGATGTCTAGGATTCTCTGAAGAACGTACTTCCAATACTTGTCCGCTATGAGAATCTTGTCTGCTATGAATTCTTTGAGTCTCTCTTCCCATCGCTCCATCTCGTCATACGCTGATAGGGTGTTTCTTATCTCTGTGCCGAGTGTGATCTGATCCATCTCTGCGTACAGGAGAGGAGTTATCGGGACTTCTTTCACCAACACTTTTGGCATCTAGCCATTCCCCCTTCTTCCTAAGCTCTTCCACTGTGGAGTAGAGAACCTTTCCGAGTCCTTGCAACATTTCCTTTGATTTCATTTCTCGCTCCTACTTTGAAATCCGTTGAATTTGGAACTTTCTGGCCCACTGCCGAATCCCACCAAGAAAATAAGCATACTCATCATCCTTGACCTTCTTGAGATTCAATACTTTGTACTTGCTGCCCTTGTAAATAATATCGTCGCCAATTCTGATTTCTTTCTCCATATCAATCCTCCAAAAAAGCGGCGGTGAGGCCACATGCCCCAACCGCCTTTCGTTTCGTCCACTAATTATTGAGCGTGTTTGTGCCTAGAAGCTCATCAGGAAACTAGGCTGCTAAAAGTGGAGATTCCACCTGCCTTTCATAATTGGATTTGCGGTACATTTATGTTCACTTTCTCGTCTGAAAAAGGACTGGTGGCTTCAACCGCCAGTGAAAGGGGGTTTCAATGCAGACTTGCTTTGCGGACTAATTTTTATCGGCAAAGTTGCCGTCGAGAATATCAACAATGCCTTTGAGTCGTTCTTCGGTAAAGAGTTTTACAGTTCCACTCTTAATATCCGGCTTGATTTTATACTCGTTAATCAGCCTACTAAGCAGATATGGGTTGTATTTATGCCGCCTGCAAAACTCGGAAACACTCATATAGCTTTTGGTTTCAACCACCTTAATCACACTCCTTTCGTAAATTTTGTAATAAAAAAAGGCGCTCGATTGAGCGCCCCAATAAAAAAGCGGGATACCCTCAATCCAGCGTCTTTCTGTGCTGAACCAAGAGCATCCCGCTCTTTAGTTCTCCACCGTCCTGGTGGGTTATGCTTTCTGTATCTTCTCCCCGAGAGCGCGAACGCTCTCAATTATAGGAATAATATCCGGCTCAAGGTCTTTTGCTTCGAGCCTCGCAGCATCTAAAACTTGCATCAACGCTGCGTTCGCGTTTACAATGTGGCTCATAAGGATTCTCTTAATTTTCACATCCATCTGTCCCACTCCCTTACAGGCTCTGCCGTAACGCAGGCCGTGTAACTGTCTTTACTTTCGATGATTTCGCCTTTAGTGGTTATAAATCGGTAGTCAATGCTCCACCCATACTCAATTTGTGCAGTTTCGAGTGGCCACGGGCTTTCATCCACAACATCGTATCTTTTCACCAGCAACGGCACTGGTGCTTGAAACTTATAAATTATTGGAGAACTCCAGTATTCCCATTCTTGCATCTTGTCGTTATACCATGCTGTGGTGACTAAGCTGAACGGCACAAACTTACCAAAGTGTTTCACAATCATGCTTGCGATGTTCTGAAGGCCATCAGCATATAATATGTGTAGTTCTTCATCTGAGACTACCCAAACTTTTTCATTTTCTTCTGGATACCTGCTTAGTAGTCGACCATCCAACTTTTGAAAATAAGGCAGCCTGGTCAAACCGTTGCAGAACATATACTCTTCGAGGAACGGGAAGTTCTTATCCTCGTTCCACAAGATTTTTTCTATGGTCTTGATAGTTGCTTCCTTGGGCAGTGGGCGGTAATCGCCCAATAGCCACTCAAGCATTGACTCTGCGTCTGATTGTTCAACCAGCGTGTAATACTCGTTCTCTTTCTCTTTTGCTGTCGCATCATCGATGTCGATGCGATAGACCTTACCTCTTTCACCGAACAGCTTGAAATTCATCAAGCTGTGGTTAGAATCAATTATTCCTATACACTTCATAATTTCGCTCCTACCTTCCCGGCTGCCAGCGACCTTCCCGGTCGGAGCACACCTCCCTAATATAAAATGTGCTGGCAATTTATTCTATCATTTTGGTACTTATAGCCGCACACCAGTCGTCTGGGTCCTCGCCCTCGCTCGTCCTTTCAGATGCGCCCGAACCTGATATGCGTATGTCAAAGATCGTTACAAGTCAATTCTAGTCATTTACGTCAAGTAATGCAAAGTTGATAATAGACAACTATGCACAAATAGGCGCGATTATACACTTCTTTCTATATGT